TCACTCCAATCAACCATATATTTAATATTAATACCATTTTTAGCTAATTCCTTACCTAAAGTTTTGAATCTATTTTTACTTATTGTTTTGTTCATTTCTTAATTTTTTAATATGTTTACAATTATTATTGGACATCCAAGTTCCAGGGCAAGTACAAGTATAATTACCTGAATCTGGGTAGAATCTTGTCTTGTATATTTTATCACCCTTGGAACTTGGAGTCTCTACAACTATGGTTTCAAATTTTCTTTTAGGTTTAGGCTTAATCCACTTAATATCATTTATTGTTGTTTCTGGTTCTACCTGTTTCCATATAGGCATGATATAAGTTTTACCATTTAATTTTAATATTGAGGGAGGAATATTACCACCTTCTACTTCATATTGAAATCTTCTAACATTAACATAAGGACCAAAACCTTTAGGATTAAAACTAAATGCTTCACCATCAGGTCTATACATTATCCTAGTTCTAGGATTTCCATATTTATTTAAATTTGTGAATTTCCATAGTGCCATAACCTTTATTTTTATTTACCTTGTAAATATACGAAAAATATCTCAGGTAGCCAAATTTTTACATGGGTTTCTCCATAAGAGTTATTATTTCTTTTTCTATAAATCCTTGTTTTTTATAAAAATCTAATGTAGAGGGTTTACAATAGGCTATTATTTTATGATTAGGATAAACATCATTAACCCATTTAGCTCTGTGTTCCCATAATTTTTTATAAATACCTTTACCTCTATAGTCTGGGTGTACAAATGCGTCTTCATATTTTAATACATTATCAGGTAAAAAAGTCATATTACACCAACCTACATCCTTATTTTCACAGATCGCTACCCACCCACAAGAAGCATGTCTTGAAGGATCCGGAGTTGCCGTTGGCAATCTAAAACCAATTATACTAATATCCATAAAGTTAGGGAATATGTAATAAATATATATAGATTATAAAAGGGCTCATTTGAGCCCTTATGTTTTGTTTTTCTAGTGTATTTATTTTTATCACCATGATCCCTTTGTATCATTTTCCGCCTTATTAAGGCTGCCATATGTCCTTCCTCTTTGGAACGTCTTTTACGCTTCATAAGTATACTCGGTTTTACTATGTAAATCAATAGATAAAGCATTACATAAGTTTTTTAATTCACCTGCCTCAGCTATCATTATGAATTCTTTATCAGTAAGATTACTAAAAAACATAGATGCGCTTATAACCATATTATTACTATTTATTAAATTTCTCATTATAAAATCCTTTTTGAAAATTACCTATTGGTTTATTTGAATAAACACAAGCATATAATGCTCTTACCTTGCTAGTCTTATTTATATCTGAATGATGCATTGTGTTACCATCAATTATAACTATATCACCTGCTTTGGCTATTATAGGTTTATCATTAATCCATAAACAACCATTATCCCTAGTCATATTAGTCAAAATCCAACTACAATTAATTGTTTTAAATTCTCCTTTTAAAGCACCCTCAGGATCAGGACCATATTGATTATCATAATGTGGTTCAAATGATAAAACACCGCCTGGGTCTTTTACTACTACTTGATCATTAAATAAATAAGGTTGTTCAGTACTTAAAAATTTACTTGCTATATCAAACATAAAATCAGCAGTATAATATTTCCATAAATTAGGATCTAATGTGCTGGCTAATTCTAAACCAGCCCAAAACACGCCTGAACCATTATGTCTAGGTTGTCCTGTACGTGTATCGTACTTGCGTTTTAAGGTTATAGCTAGTCTTCTAACTTCAGATACAACATCAGTTGGAATAACTTGTTTTAAATGTATAAAACCTTCTTTATTAAATTTATCTACCTTGTCCTCTATATGCCTTAACATAGTTTTTACTTCCTTTACTTCTACTATTTTTGGTTTTAGCATGAACCCCAGGTCGTTTCTTCTTTGCAGGTCTTACATAGTGGCTTAATTGAACTCTTGCCATTAGTTTTTATCATAAATATAAACTATAACCTGAAAATCGTTTCATATAACTGGTAATTTTTACACCATTACCATCTTCCATTACTTTACCAGACCTAAAATACTTCCTAACACTACCAGCTCCACCTAAATGTGCAGCAGCTAATATACCTGATTCAGTTATTAATATACCATTTAACTCCTGCCCCTCAAACCTATCTATATATTTTTGTAATTTCTTTTTATTATAGAGTAAGTTTTGTTGCATAGCATACTCCTGTAAATCAGGACTGTTTAAGAATGCTTCCTTAGTTACTTTAATTTTTAATGTTCTTAAAGTAGATTTACCAAACTGGTATTTACCCATGTAGCCAAATTTATTTACTACATGATATCTATTACCAGACTCCCTATGACCTAAATCATGTAAAAATAATTCCATATTTTTTACTACTGGTTTTTTAACAGGAATATTAAATTCAGGTGAAGGAACAGTTGGTGCAACCATTACTGGGGATGTTAAAAGCATCCCTATTATTATTAAAGTTCTCATATTAAAAGTTTTTTAAAAAATTTCCTTTAATTGGTTTAGATTTTAGTCTATCAGCCGTTTCATCATTTTTTAACATTTTAGATGCTAATTTATCTAAATGTTTTGATTTTTGCTTATCATAATCTTTAACTATGGCAGCGTGTTTTTTATTATATATTTTATTTTTCTTCATGTCTAGGACATATTTTATCGCTGGCGTAATCCGCTAATATAAATGGAAACCAAGCGTGAATAAATAAAGCTACAGAACAACTCATAGCTAACAACCAGTGTTGCCAATAAGTCATATTATTTTCTTTCAAGTGTTTCATATTTACAATCTTTCTTATGTTTAAACCACCCACCGCATTTACACTTAATGTAATAAACAGTTGATGCAATTACTGGAGAACCTGCTAGTGCAGTCCAAACATTTGGATGCCAATGCTCTCCACAAAACCCTAATGCATGTTTAATTATTTCTATCATATAACTTAATTTAAATTCTACTTATATATTGGTTAACATCTTCATCATCATCTAGTCCTAATTCTTTTAATCGTTGTAAATGGTAATCATCTACTTCAAAATCAATTTTTTCACTAGTGCCATAATGTTCTTGTTTAGACTCAATTTGTTTAATATCTTTTGTATTAAAAATATCTCCTACAGTTAAAAAATAATGGTTGTAACATAGTAATTGAATGTTATCTAAGCTGTAATTATTACTATTATTGTCTTTGAAGTGTAACAAAAGCGGTACTTTATAATCTAATACTCGTCTTTCTTTAAATTTACATACAGCACATTCTTCTAATAAATATCCCTGTTCTATAAGAGCGTACTTAAGTTTTGCTGGTTCGAATGAAGAAGCTGCAATTCTGCCCTCTATTATTTCAATCATATGAGGCATTTTTTTAGGACCCCTTAAAAATTTAGGTATGCCCTTACCAGCCTGATTTTTATGACTGTCAAATAGGTTATACATTTTAGCATATTTCTTATAATGTTGATAAGAAACATGTAAATATCTAGCTGCAGCCATATTAGATTTAGTTTTACCTTGGGCTGCTACTACCTGTTCTTTACTTAAGAACTTTTTCTTGTTCGCCATTTTCGTCTTTAATTGTAACTGGTCCGTATAAATTTCTGTCATCCTTATCTAAGTCTAACATTTCGGCCTTATTTGTTTTCTTTAGTTCTTTTTCAGCTTTCTCCTGATTTAAATACTGTCTATATTGTTCATCGTCCATTATTACAGTTTCAATCCAAGTGTGATCACCTTCTCCCATTAATACAGGAATACCCTGTTTTCTACCTTCACCCTCTCCAGCTTCGGAACATTTAACACAAAAACTATAATTGTATTTAGTATACCTTAACTCAGGCATATCTTCACCACACGTTCTGCATGGAATCATATTAAATTTCATATTAGTATTGGTTTTTTTTATAGTCTGTAACATAAATATATAACTTTTATTTTAATTTTATTTTCTATTCACTTTAGATATACAATCACCTTCCTCTCTTGATTTAACAATGTGGCAATGTTTGCATAACAATTGATAATTATCTGGCGATTCTTCCTCCACTATACCTTTTAAATTAGAATCTATATGGTCAACATCTAACATTGAAGACTGACCTAATAAATCTAAATTAGGATAATTTTTAGTAGGATCAAATCCACACCTTTCACAATGATGTTCCCCAAGTAACCATTTTTCTACTTTATACATTAAATGGGGTCTATCAAGTCTTATAGCCGCCCTACAAATAGTTTTGTATTGTGAATGTAAATCACAAACTACAGAACGGGGTTTTCTTGGTCTATCACACCAAGTTACTCTACACTTCTCTTTTATCTCCATGTACTATTTTTACTGTTGGGAATCTTAAACTAATCCCACCTTTATCATTTTTAGTTTCTTCAAAATATTGAACTGTAATAGTTTTACCTACAATGGAACCATCCATATATTGTAAACGTTGATCTTGAGTCCAACCACTACCAACTTTTACTTTATGCCCTTTATGTTTAATCCAAACTTGTGATAACATTGGAACTGTTTCTGATCTACCATTAACTACTATTTCATGATCATCAATATCAAAATCAATTACTTTATATTCCGCATCAAAGAATTTTTTTACTTTAAGTAAGTTTTTATTACGTTTACCTTCATAACCAGTTTCTTTACGTAACATAAATCCTTCCCAACCTTTATCAGCTGACATTTTATTCCAATTACTAAAATGTTCATCACCTGTTATAGTATATTGATCTACATAGCGTAAGATATTTGGATCTATAAATCTACCTCTTAACCAGTCTCTTAATATAAGTAATCTTTCTGATAATAAAGTATCACCTTTTTGTTTATCAAATTCTGGTTTATGTATCATATCAAATACCATAAACACGGGATTTTTAATTTGGTGGTCTTTACGTCTAAGCTCCTTCATTACACCTTGAAAATTTTCATTACCATCTTCATCCATTAGACAAATTTCACCATCAAAAACATAATTAATAATACCCGTTTTTTCAATAGCTTCTTTTACTTTGTTTAATGTAGTTAATTCTTTACCCATTCTAGAATAAAGTGTACATTCACCATTTTCATTTACAACTGCTAAACATCTAACACCATCTAATTTTCTAGAAGCATACCAACCATCATTCCAATCACATTTACCTTCATATTCTTTAGCTAATGCAACTGAAAATGTTGGTATTAATCCAGGTACCGCTTTATTGATTACTTTATCTCCAGCTCTAATATCCAAATTTTTATCAATTATTTTATAAATGTAGGGATCAAAACTACCCTTAGCAAAACCATTTATTAAAGCAATGGCATCATGTCCTGTTACTTCTCTATTAGTTAATTTATCTAGTAATTCAAATAAAGTTAAATTTTGATCTTCATTAATTTTATCTTTATTTTTAATACAAGTTTTACTAGTAACGTAGTATTGTTTAAATGGGTTGTAAGTGTATTCAAGTATAGTATGAATATAGCTACTTGATTCTTTGATAATTTTTACTTTATCTGTGCTACTACTTGTAGCACGCATTGCTTCGATGAAATTTGTTAGTTCTATCATATAACCTTAATTTTTGGTAAATATACGAAAG